GTAGGACGGCCACACATTGCACCGCCATCTTTGTAATTCATAACAGAACCGCCACCGGCATACTGCATCTTCATACGTTTAGCAGCGCCACCGTAAGCCATGCCGATATCATCGGAATCTTCTTTTTTCTTTTTACCTTTGCCCTTGTTGAGCTTTTTAAGATTACGCTCAAGCTGAAGCATTTCATTGCCTTCTTTAGCCTGACGCTCCATAAACCGACGTTCTTCTTCAGCGGTCATAGCATTACTGGAGCTAAACATTTCTCGCATGTCAGCCATAATATATTTCCTTTATTTAAATTAATTTATCGCTGTAAGGAGCTTTACCAAAACCACGTTGTGCTACTCCTACACCACGTACGTTACCGCCTCCACTAAGGTTTTCTGTTTTTTTCTTAGGCGTCATAAAAGTTCTGGCTTTGGCTGCATCCTCACCATACTGCATAATTAAATCATCATCTATAATATTTTGTGCAAGAGCTTCCTTTTTAATTTGTTCTTGCATATCATAACCAGCCAGCCCTTTATCGCCATATATATTTTTTGCTCGCTGGGTTCTTCGTTTCCTTTCTCTATTAGCCATATCGGTCAGACCTTTAGAGCTTCTTGGCCTTTTTGCGCCAGTAGACAAGCCTTTACCAGCCATTTTCATTTTATCAGCCATAATATATTTCCTTTATTTAATTAGTTAGAACTCGCAAAACTCCAATATCCTTTTTTTGGAGATCGATATACATCTTCATCTTCTTCGAAGTCAGGATCATTTGGATGTTCTACTTTCCAACTGTCCCTCATATATAGCACAGCCATTACCATCGCATCAACCTGATCATCGTGGCGGCTGTGCGGAAAACTTGAAGCTTCTTCCAACAAAGTCATAGACCAGCTTTTCATAAGCGGTAGCCAAACGCGACCTGCCTCAAGAAAAGGAGTTATCGCATTTGCTCTACTTACTTTATCACGATCTGGTGTATATTCCAAAACAGGAAGACCTGCTCTGCGTAAGTCCTGTATCAGAGATTGACCACTAGCTTTCTTTTCTATCATGATAACATCTGGCTGATGTTTATCATATTCATCTTGAGCACGAGCACGTAGCTCTGGATACTCAAATCTATCTCGTACATTACCAAGAAGAATAATGTGTGGAACCCACATCTCCACACCACGACTGTCTGTCTCCAGTGTTTCAAATATTCCCCACGTCTGCATCACAGAATAGTCAGCCGTTGTCTTTGTAGAAAAGGCTGTATCAAAAGTCTGAACAATAAAGTCACAGGGTGGAGGTGACTCTTCGTTCCAACTGCGAAACCATTCACGCTTCATGATTCCGCCTTCAGCCGGAACCGGATTCTGCATGTACAACGATTCCCAATAACGAGAACCATTATGTCTTTTTATTTCTACTTCATCTGCTTTTAATACGTTATCAGGCTTCCATTCTGGAAAGTAAGATGAACCTACTGGAAGATTCAAAATCTGTGCTGCAGTTTCGTCCAGCCATGCTGGTATCTTGATAACTTCCCACGGATCAAGATTAGCGTCTTTATCTGCTTTTTCTTCTGCAGCCAGAAGCCAACCACATATATCATCTTCATGATAACGAGTATTGATGATAACAACTGCACCATTGGGCATCAAGCGAGTACGTAGACCTGCAGGATACCACTCCTTAATATACCTACGACCTGCTTCACTGAATGCATCTTCTTCTGACATAACGTCATCAAGCAGTGCAACGTGTGCGCCACGTCCAGCAATCTGTGTTCTTACACCCGCTGCTACATACACACCGTTCTGATTTGTCTGCCACTTACCTGCAGCACGTACATCAGAGCGTAGCGTAACCTCTGGAAAGATTAGTTTAAATATTTCAGAGTTAACGACATCTCGAACAGAACGGCCAAAATCACTAGCAAGCTGGTCAGAATGAGAGACTGAGAGAATTTCATGGTTAGAATGTCTGCCTATGTACCATGCAGGAAAAAGCTTAGAACAAATAACAGACTTACTGGAACGCGGCGGTAGAAACACCATCAGTCTTTTAACTGACCCTTCTTCTACCTGTTGAAGCTTCTTACATATTACTTCAATGTGCCGACCCATCTTAAAGTCAGCAACTAGCTGCGGTGCAACAAGGCGAACAAAGGTTAGAAAGTCATTACGAGCATTGCCTATGACAAGCTCAAACATTGCATCTCTTGCTTGAATCTGATCAGCAGATGCTTGTGCAGAGGACATTACTGTACTTTGTGATTAGAGCGTTGAAGCAATTCTTTTTCGTATAGAGTGTTAAACAAGTCAAACAAACCTATTGCTATGTGAGCAGCTTTGTCTCTTATTTCATTCATATCAGGATCAGGATTTCTAAATGAAGGATGACTGCAAATCTGACTATGCCAAATCTCAATCATATATTGAATACGATCCATAGCCTGTTTGTGTCCAAACGTTCCTACAGAGTGTTGACCCGGAGAGTACTCTAACCTTCCTGAAAAAGAACTTGTATTATAAGGATTCTCCTCATCAAGAGGATTTATCTTTATAAATTCTTTAAACTCTTCTACGTTCATATCAGATGAGCCTACTCTTCTTTTCCACCTGATATAACTTTTAATCCAGCTATCTCTGCTAATTTTGCTATATCCTTTTCAACTGCATCTTTGTCTGTGTCATTCGAAAAGGAAGACATTTTAATTTTACTTTCAGTACGATCCACAAACATACCAAGATGCTTTGCAACTGCTTCTATACTTCTATTCGCATTCGTATAGTCACCATTGTCTAGTGCATGTTGATACACTTCATCCAATCGATGTAGAACATGATCAGCCGACCACGCCATACGATCAATAGCTTCATCTCTTAAATCATTGATACGCTGCTTAATCTTTTCCTGTGCAAACACACGAGAAGCTCTCTGTCTGTTTTCTCCATCAGTGTCTGCAAGAGCATAACCTGCTGCTTTGTAAGCCGTAAGCGTGTCACCCGTAGCAAGATACTCCATACAGAACTTTTCCTGCTTCGGTGACATTCCCGCCATGAACTCACCCTTTTTAAACTTGCGTCCCTTTTCGGGCCTTTCGAGCATTTCTTTTTCCTCTAAAGACAAAGAATTATCTTTCATTTTCTTATTATAAGTACGAACTTCTTTTTGAGCAAGACGTACATTCTGTCTTCTCTTATATTCTTTTCTCATTTCAGCTAGATCACGTCCTGCATAGTTGGTTGCGCGTTGGGACGCTAGAAGACAAATCTTATCTTTTAATTCTTTATCAGATAGTCTTCCGTACAGAACATGTGGAGGAGATTGAGTCATATGTACATATTAGATTCAAATAGATTCAGGTTGAATATGTTTATAAAAATAATAAGAAAAATAAAACTAGATTCAATATTAATCTATATTAATCTAAGCTGCTTCAAATCAAATACAAGATTAGAATATCATATTTTTGAAATTTACGCAACTGTGGCAAATATGCAACAGGTTGCTTACGGGTCCCACAGTGGGGAAGCAGATAGATACAGTATGTACGCTTGAGTGCGATATAGGTATCCTACTTTTAAAACAAGGGGGCCATTTTGAAATGCTGGTCATTTTGGGTGGGTGGGTTTACTCTATAAAAAAATGTTGGCCGCTTTTTTTTGCCCCCGGTCTGGCCTTTCGCCCATGTCGTTTTTTTCTGGACAAATCCGGTAAAGATGTTAGTCTAATAATTGTCAAGCGGATAAAGACCGCAAGCCCGAAGTTAAACACGATCCTTCCGGTGAAAGACAAAGCAAGATCGTGTATCATTTTCCATAGGAGAAAGACATGGAAAACCGTATCGATATCCTCAAGGTGCGCTACTGCACCGTCCCTCATCTCACGGATGAGAAGATGATCTACTACTTTTGGGAACCTGCTCCAATGTATCGTGTTACTCTCACGATGTTAGATTATTCTAAGGTTACTTACTTTGGAACTTATGAGAGACTTAGGAGTCTTTGGGCAAGCTGTCAGCGTAATCAGACAGTGTTTGAGGGTACGAAGGTAAGCACCGCCTCTTACGAGACAGAAGGTAAGAACGGTACTTACACCGTGTACAACCACTAAGGAGTAGATGGGCGGGGGCTTCGGCTCCCGTCCTCTTTCACAAAGGAGAAAGAAGATGAAAGCAGTATTCGCAGTG